CAGCAAGGTCAACCTCCTCAACAATCAATGAATCAACAAAAGCCCGGAGTTTAAAAATGCCATCAAAAACGAAAAAACAGAAGAAATTTATGCAGATTGTGGCACACGATCCAGAATTTGCTAAAAAGGTAAAAGTTCCTCAAGAAGTTGGTAAAGAATTTGTAAAAGCAGACAAGAAAAAGAAATCAAAGTAATTTTAAGGAGATTTAATGATGGAAGAAAATGAAAGAGATGTACTCGTAAGTGATATTGTATTTGGTAAAAGAATTGAAACTTTTTTTAGTTCAGACATCGGACAATATCTATTAAGACGAATCGTCAACGAAGCGCAAGAATACACAGATAAATTGATAGTTGCCGATCCAACAGATTACAAAGAGATTCAACGTTTGCAGAATGGTATTTACGTTGCATCATCGATTAAAAGATGGTTGGAGGAATCATTGGTACAAGCACTCGAATCTGAAGTCAGGTTAAACGAGACTGATCAATAAGTAATTTTAAAAAGTTTTTGTTAATTTATAAATAAGGAGAAATAATCATGGCAAAGAGAATACCCAAAGAAGTACCTGTAGAAACGAATTTGAACGTTAATGATCAAGCAGAGCTTGATGCAAGAGCTGAAGAAATTTCAAAGTTACCAGTGGTAACAGAATTTCAACGCAGAAGTGACGGTCTCAAGAATCTTCGTGAACGTTACAGTGCAGATCTTAAAAATGATGATGTTGATTTTGATAACGTTGAAGCAGAAGAAATCAGCGATGATTTGAATGAAGAGGTAGAAGCAGAAGCAGAACAGCTCCCTCAAACACCTTCAAAGCATAAGATCAAGGTTAATGGTAAAGAATTAGAACTATCTTATGATGAGCTCATTGAAAGAGCGCAAAAGATAGAAGCCGCGGATGAATATCTCCGCACAGCGAAAGATATTGCTTTACAGGCAAGAACTCAACAACACCAACCAGTGGTTGAGAAAGAGATCGATGATCTCGAGCTAGTCCGAGCTATACAAATGGGCACAGAAGAAGAAGCTGCAGCAGCTATTTCAAAAATTCGTCAATCTTCGGCTCCTCCAGTGGATGAGTTGTTTAAACAGTTTGATGAAAGAAGTAGAGCTCAGCAAGCTTATCGAAAGTTTGAAAGTGATTTTAACGACATAGTCAGCGATCCTATCTTGCGTAACATTGCAATTCAGGAAGATTCGAGGCTAATGTCTTTAGGCGACACACGTCCCTACGAAGAACGCTATACTGAGATTGGAAATACCATCCGAGCTTGGAAAGGTACTTTGAACAAAGCCACTGATGCAAACGCAGAAAAAATAAACCGAAAAATTACAGCTCCATCTGTACCTAAGGCCTCAGGCCGAAATGAACCGGTGGTAGAAGAAGAACACGAGGAAACTCGTCAAGAGATGATTGCTCGAATAGCTGCAAAGCGCGGGAAATTTATCTAACAACTAACTTTTATGCCGGATAAACACCGGCCAGGAGAATTAAATGAGTGGACAATTATGGGGTGTAAGTAGTCTGGGTGGATACATGTATTCGCGCCAGCTTTCAGATATTTTGCGTATGTCAGTACAACCACTGACAAAATTCCGTCAGTTCTGTGACGTACTTGATGCATCACAACAAGGTAAAAGGAAAGGTGATATCTTCACCTTTGACGTATACTCTGACGTAGTAACTGCTGGTGGTGTTCTTACTGAGACAAACACTATGCCAGAAACAAACTTTACCATCACTCAAGGTACTTTGACAGTAACTGAGGCTGGTAACAGCGTTCCATTCGATGAGAGGTTGGACGATCACTCTAAGTTCCCAGTACAACAGCTGATCCAAAAAGTTCTGAAGAATGATGCTTGTAAAACGTTCGACCGTATGGCTTGGGCACAATTCAATGCAACTCCGTTGATGGCTATCGCATCGTCTGGTACAGACACTGCAAACATCCAACTGTACACTAACGGTACGGTAACTGGTACTAACAGCGTAGCTCTTAACAATGGTCACGTTAAATCTATCGTCGACACTATGAAGGAACGTAACATTCCTGCATACATCGCTGATGATTACTACGCTCTTGCATGGCCAACAACTCTGCGTACTTTGAAGAATAACCTTGAAACTATTCATCAGTATTCAGAAACAGGCTTCAAGTTGATCATGGCTGGTGAAATCGGTCGTTATGAAAATGTTCGTTTCATCGAGCAAACTAACATCGTTAAGGGTAACTCTACTGACGGTATCACTGGTACTGGCTGGACAAACGGTAAATCTGACTGGGTTTACTTCTTTGGTAACGACACAGTAGCAGAAGGTCTTACCGTTGAAGAAGAAATGCGCGGTAAGATCCCTACCGATTACGGTCGTAGCAAAGGTGTGGCTTGGTACTACCTCGGTGGTTTCGGTATCGTACATACTACAGCAACTAATGCTCGAATCGTTAAGTGGTCTTCTGCTGCTTAATTAGCATCATCTAACGTAGGATGGTGGGGAATGGCCTTCTCCTTTCCCACCAGTTTTAAAATTTGAAGATTGAGAGGCGATCGAATAAAGGAAATGAATTATGACAACAAAATCTATGGCTTATGACAATCCATCTTACCTTACCCGTCAAGGTGACTCTCTAGGTGAAGCTGGTGGTGCTGCAACGACTCAATATGCAAAATTTGTAGCATTTACTGCTACTCAAGCATTCAACGCTGTTCTTACAGTTACTGTCGCGGGTACATCAGCTGGCGCACTGTGCTACGTTAGCCACATATCTGGTACAGCTACAACTGTTCTTGGTACAGCTACACCTGGCACTTCTGCTGCTGGTACTGTTCTTCAGATCGCTCTTTCAGCTACCCCTGGCGGATTGGCTCTGAGTCAAGGTGATATCCTCACAACAGTTTCAGGTGCTGACACCGTTGGTAAGTATGCAGTTTGTTATGAAATCGCAACCACACCCGGCGCAACAGTTACCGCTTAATTAAGGAGAATACAAATGAAATCACCGGCAATCGATGAGCTTTTTGGTAAAGAGCATGGTAAATCGACTAACTACCAAGTTAAAAAGGGTACTCCATCTGGAGACAGCGCTGAATTCAACGCTCTTCCTCCAGGTCAAGATATCTTTGATCAAGCTGTGTCTGATCTTGACCGCACTAATCGCATGAAGTTTAAAGAGATCGTGCACAGTGGTGGTTACGACGAAGGCAACGCATAATCTAATGAAGTAAATCCCCTAGGAATTATCTTAGGGGCCTTCAGGAGTTTAAAATGAAAAGAAATTTGCAAGATAAGTTTCAAGTTATCATGCCGTCGAAACCTCAGAAGAATGAGTGGGCTGAATTAAAAAACAACCAACGTAAATGCGTAGTGACTGATTCGAATGAGATGCCATCGATCAATCGAGAAAATCAAAGCGGTAATGTTGATCGATTCGTACCTATCAGTCTAGCAGGCGAGCATTCAGTGACTGATCATGTTAGTTCTAGCTTGAAGAAAGGTTATACACGAGGTGTTATGAACCCAAGTGATGACCAATATACAGGTGAAGCTATTGACATGTTCTACGGTGAAGTAGAAGGCGATGATGGTGTAGGGTTCTGCGAGCGAAATAATTATTTGGACCGCATTTAATATCAAATCATAAAAGGCCCCATTGGGGCCTTTTTCTTTTAAACAGCAGATATAAATAATCTAAATTTTAAAGGAGTTATAAATGAGTAACGTAATAGTTAAAGCGAAGTATGGTACCTGCATCGTCAATGATCAAGATCAATATGTTGGCAGAGCAGTAATTGAATATGGAGAATTCTCAGAATCTGAAGTTGATCTCTTTAAACAGATCATTAAGCCTGGAATGACGGTGGTTGACGTTGGTGCAAACTATGGGATTCATACGCTGGTTTACGCGAAAATCGTTGGAAACGAAGGTCAGGTGTACGCTTTTGAGCCACAACGTCAAGTTTTTAACGCGCTTTGTGGTACTTTGGCGCTGAATAATATATCCAATGTAATCCCTATTTGCGCAGCGGTTGGCACAGGTTCTATCGTAAAGTACAGCTATCTTGACTATTCTGAATTTCAAAATGTAGGTGCATATTCATTTTGTGATGTAACAGAGGGCGAAGATCTTCCAACGGTTCCATTGATTGTTCCTTGTCACTTCCTGAAGATTGACGTCGAAGGCATGGAACTTGAAGTTTTAAAGGGCGCAGAGCGAATGATTCGCGCATGCAAACCTATCATGTACATCGAAGCAGATAGACCAGCCAAAAACGAAGAGATGTTTGCATTTATTCGAGATCTGGGATATGAAATCTATTGGCACGCTGCATCGTTTGTAAATCCAAACAACTTTTTTGAAAATCCCGTTGATTTATTTCCAGGGATAGCGTCGATCAACGTACTCTGTGTTCCCAAAGAGACTAAAGTTGAAGGTATGGAGATAGCATTCGCATCAGAATGGCACAACAAATTTGTAACACAAAATTAAAATTTTAATTTTTTTGATAAATAGGAAAGCACAAAATGACAAATAACATTAAGCATTTTATCGGTAAAGAAACATATGTTAGACAAATGTCTCTTAAACAGTTTGAAAAGGTAAGAAAACATATCCACACTTATGATCACTATTCTATATTGGCCTATGGTATAGTAGTAGTCAAAGCAGGAAATGAAATGAATCAATTTATAGGTCCAACAGTTATTGAAATTAAATCTGGTGTAGAACATGAAGTGTTGGCTATGACAGATGCGGTGTGGTTTTGTGTTCATGGAACAACAGAAGAAATAAACGATTTAGATGGAGTAAAAATTGAATAATTTACTACACATCGCTTCTGGTATCGATGTTATGCCAACATTGATAGAATTGAAAAATAATCCAACATTGTGGGATACCATAACAACAAGGACAAGTAGTCCTGAATCACCGTTTTATGGTACATCTGACATTTGGGTTCGTTGTGGAATAAACTATAATCCATCAAATGGTATACCTGATTTTGTTTCACAACATGAATCTATCTGGTCT